TATCTTGCAGATATTAAAGTGGAATCTGCCAAGGCTGTAGCATCTGCCAAAAGTGCAGGAGAGTCCGAAACCAAGGCTGCAAAATCTGCCACAGATGCCAAGGACAGCGCAGACCGAGCGCAGGAAATCGAAAACGAGATTAACAAGAAACTCACAATGACAGAATTTGATGTGAATGAGGATGGGGAGTTGATTTACATGGACAATGCGGCATATAACTTTTTCGTTGACAATGACGGAAATTTGAATTGGGAGGTGGCTTAAATGGCTATAGCAGGAAGAGTGGCTATCGTTCCGCAGGGCGATTGGAGCGCAGAGAAGGAGTATAAGAGACTTGATGAGGTAACATATAATAACACAATGTTCATAGCAAAAAAAGCTGTGCCGAAGGGGACGTTACCCACAAATGCAGAATATTGGTCGAAGTCGATTGTGGGTGGTGTCGGTGCAATCGCAACGAAAGAGAATGCCGGGATTGTGAAACCGGCAGACGGTCTTGCAGTTGCAGAAGATGGAACGCTTAAGGTTAACGTTGACGGCACAACGCTTACGATGGATCGGGTCAACAATGTAATCAAGTTGGCAGATACATTAAAGGATAAAATCGGAAGCGCACTGCAACCGGAAAGTATCGTAAATAACCAGGTAACAACAGAAACCGGGTTTGCATTAGATGCGCGGCAGGCGAACCCGAATATTGATGGATCACTTGCAAAGAAGATAAGTGATTTAAACGGCAGTTTAGAGAGACAAGAAGAAAAAAGTTGTGTGTTGGTAAATGCAACTGGTAGCGCATCATATATCCGTAATGGGTTCATGGTACAGGTAATAATGGAAATAACACCAACCAAACTAGAAAATGGTGCAATTCTTTTGAAAGGATTGCCAAGACCACAAAAGTATATATATATGACGCTACCAGCAATTAACGGTAACAACATACCGTGTACTTTAAATGCTAATGGAGAACTTGCAATATATTTCCAAGATGGCGGCAACAGTATTTCGAGAATAGACCATATCTTTTGTTATATGTGGATCTGATAAGGCTAATAAAGTTGCACTAAATATCATGAAATAATATTCCAATTCCCCCAAGTTCCTGCATCTTTAGTACGAACAGCTAATTTGCCATTGTATTGCCCAGCGATAGATACACCAATCTGAACTGCATAGCCACCATTTGCCTCCACAAATGGAATTGTTAAAAGTATCGTGTGAAAATTTGGAAATGGGTTATGGGTGGAAGTATCATAATTACTGTTTGGCGGCATACGTGTAATCCCAAAATCAGCATCGTTTGCATCTTTTGTTTCTTTAACAGCATAAAATACATTATTTAAACTGCCGTTTAAGAAAATATATCGAACAAATATTCGAACGTAACTTATAAACCATTTTTATTATAGAAAGGAATTAAAAACATGGACAAAATTATTTTGAAAAACAAAACAGAGTTCGAGATCGCCGAAGGAGCGAGTCTCGGCAATATTCAGATTCAGTCGAAAGACTTTGATGGAATCAAGTCAATCACAGATGCCTTTTCGGAAGAGAACATCTCAAAGGTTACATTTACGCACAACGATCAGACTTCCGGTGAGTATGATGATCTTAAGTATGAAGGATTCTCATATATGCCTAACATGGGCGAAGATGGCACAGAAGACGGTACATATACCGTTACTATCAGGTTGCGAACAAAAACGGAAATGGAAAAGGCAATTGATGAGCTTAAAGCAGGACACGAAGCAAACGCAGAAGCAATCGAAGAATTGGCAAGCATTACCGCAGAAAGTGAGGTGTAGGATATGGTTAAATTCTACGTGAGACGTATTCTGGTAGACAAGAAGATGACGATTGATGAAGTGCCGATGCGTTGGCGCGCAAAAGTGCAAGAAGAGATTGAGAAACAGCTTACCGCTTCTCTGCAATGATGTTTTCTGTCGAAACTTGCGACCGAAAAATGTTGAAATCATGCATCTTGCAGTGATACTATGGACTTGTCCGAAAGGACACTTCAAGTTCTGGTGGGGGCAAGGCTTGGCATTGTCTTGCCCTCAAATTATCGTTGACTATACAGAACGTATGTTCTATAATAATTGTCGAGGGTAGTTAGCATTTGAATCGAAAGGGTGGGAGCAATGGATAACAACGAAAACGAGTATTACAAAAGCAAAATCATTGAATTGATTGAAAAATGCGACAATACTAGATGGCTTCGAGCCATATACGTATTTGTAAAAGAACTGTTAAAATAAGAAGAAAGCCAAGGGTTTGCGCATTGCCCTTGGCTTATTTTTATTTCTTCTTTGAAATCATATCAACAAAATCTTCTAGTTTATCCCAGCCATCTTTATCTAGCTGCGCTAGTGCAGAAATCAATTTCTTTTTAAAATTTCCGTCTTCTGATTTCATAACATCTGCAAGCATTTTTGAAATTTGCTCATCTTTTGTTTCCGGCATAAACATTTCTCCGTTTCCGGTGCGAAGCCAATCTTCATTAACGTTGCATTTCTCACATACAAGTTTAATAAATGCATCTGATGGATTTCTTCTTCCGGATTCATAGCTAGAAATGTTTTCTTTTGATATTTCCAAGTAATTTGCAAATGTTTCCTGAGTTTTCCCATTAGGATTGCTTTTTCTTATCTCCTTTAGGCGCTCCTTCATATTAACACCTCCTTTCAACTTGATTATACAAGTCACAATCGCAAATGTCAACGACAAAAATTGTACAATGTACAAAAATAACTATTGACAAAGATTGTACGGCGTACTATTATAAAAATGTACAAAGTACAAGAAAGGAGGAACAAAAGTGAAAAAACCATCTGTTTCAGATGTTGCATTAGTAATTTCAGCATTTACTTTGCTGTTTCAGATTTTTTGCCATTTTATTTTGCCAAAGCTTTGACAAAATCAATTATTTCTGAATGATGTACAGCAAATTCCATTAAAGCACATATGATAGAAAGAACCACAGAAATCCAACCTTTAATATCCGCTTTGCTTGATGTTTTTAATGCAACATCAGCTTGCGTTTTGGAACTTTCAGCAATCTCTTTAGCTGAATCAGCTTGCAACTTTGCAGAGTCGGCAATATCGTGAAGTTCTTTGCTTGTTTGCTCAATAAAAGTGGTTTGAGCTTCCAACATTTCAATCGGGGATTTGCCATCTTTGTATCTAGGCATTTCGATGTTTGTGACGGATTTGTTGAAAAAATCATCCAATTGTGGACGAGTAGGTATGTAGCGCATATGGAAATCTCCTTAAGTTTTTAAGGAATTATATCATGGAAAGGAAGTGAATTCAATGAGTGAAAAGGAAAAGCGCGTTGTCGAAAAACTTCGTGATGCCATTCCGAATATGACAGATTTTCAGAAAGGATATGTTCTTGGAATGGTTGAGAGTTCTGCTTCGAAACATAGTGAGCAGGGCGAGGAAAACGAAACACATAATGGAAAGGAGAATTAAAATGAGCAATTTTGAATTTCAGAAAGTTAATTCAAGGGTAATTCGTAGCGGTGACAACTATTTGGCAAAGGTTGACTCCGCAGAAAGTTTTTCAAGCATTTTCGTTGACGAGGAAACAACATATGGAGTTTCTGTAAGAGATGCACAGATACAGACAGGAGATTCGACTTACACACATGCAATGGCTTTTACATATTCCATGGAAGATGGTTCTGTGCGCTTTATAGATGTTGTTGTATGTCCGTTACTCGGAACGTTTGTTTCTGACTGGTACTAAATTATAAAGTGGCAGAAAGGGGCATGAATGAAAAAAGTAATCCAATTCATCATAGGTGCGGTTGCAATGGAGTATTCCTTGGTTGCCGCGTGCTATATGGATAGTGAGGGCGCGGTCGGGAACATTGCGGCTATTAAATTTGTAGCCGGGGCAGTAATTGCGGCAATCATGTATTATTGGTCGGAAGTAGACCGAAAGAGAGCCGAACTTGACAAGCGAATTAAGAGAAAACGCAGAATGAGAGAGGATGCATGGTAGACGTTGTGTATATAAGTGGCACGAGATGTTCCACGAAAGAAAAGCGTATGCTTGCTGAACTTTTGGCAGGGAAACGAAAGAAACAGAATGATAAAGAAAATTTTGAAAAGGTTCTTGACAGAGAAATGGAGAGGAGAAGCAATGGAGAACAGAATAACACTGATAGGCGATGTTGTATCAGCACCAAGGGAAAGTCATAAATCAAGCGGTAAGATTTTTTATAAATTTTTCATCGGAGTTGAAAGAAGAAGCGGTGTTGCAGATATACTTCCGGTACTTTTCGATGAAAAAATCAGCGATACGGGAATTAGCGGAACGGTATGCGTCAGTGGGAAGATAATTACCCGACACGTAAAAACAGGGTCTGGAGAAGCCATTCTTATGTATGTTATGGCTGATGCAATCACAAAGCCAGAGGATGATAGTCCTTTGAATGAAGTAAGCCTTGATGGGATTATCGAGGAAAAGCAACTTAGGGAAACACCGCTTGGTCGTAAAATCTGTGATGTGAAACTCAAAAACATAAGAGAAAATGGAAAAGAGGATTTGATTACTTGCATCGTATGGGGAAAGTGTGCGGAGTATACGGACTCACTTGCTTTAGGCGATAGGGTAAGCACATACGGAAGATTGCAGAGCCGGAGATATAAGAAAACGTGTAAAGATGGTCGCGTTGTGGAAAAAGTTACATATGAGTTATCAATAAAAGGAATCGTTGGGGTGTAACATGGGGAAGAAAAATTATGTTTATGTTCCAAAAGAAGAGTATGAAGAACTGATTGAGTGCAAGTTACATATCAACATGTTACACAGATACATTACAAAAGAACATGAGGATAATATCAGATTGCGCGGATGCAAACAGGACACAACAGATATGCTGACAATCGAAACTTTGAGCGGATACATGGAGAACGAAAAGCATTTCGATAGACTGGAAAGAGAATTTAAAGAAAGGGTGAGACAAAAATGCGAATGATTTTGAAATCGTTACATATGGAGAATTTCAAAGGTGTAAAGGATAAGACATACGAATTCGGAAAGACAACAAGGGTTTCCGGCATGAACCGGAGAGGAAAGACCACAATCGGGACGGCATGGTACTGGCTGATTTCTGATAAGAACTATGAACTTACAAGCAACCCGAACATCAAACCGGACAATGTAGAAGATTGCATTCCAACCGTTACTGCAGATGTTGATGTGGACGGAAAAGAGATTACTCTTTCCAAGATGCAGAAGCGAAAAGTCGGAAAGCCGGATAAAAATGGGGTTTCGAAAATTACAATCACAAATACATATGAGATCAATTCTGTGCCTAAGACAGAACGTGATTTTAAGGCATATCTGGAAGAATTAGGGTTTGAGTTTGATAAATTCCTCATTTGTTCGCACCCGAATGTGTTCACTAAGGATTTGTCATTGAAGAAAAAACAGGATGAAATGCGCAAATATTTATTCACTATGGCAAGCGAAAAAACAGATTTAGAGATTGCACAAATGAATAAAGAAACTGCCGATGCTGCAAAACTACTTGAATCTTATAAATTCGAGGAAATTGAAGCCATGAATAACGCTTCCAAGAAAAAGGCGGTTGAGCAGTTAGACGCTATTCCAAATCAGATCATCGGGCTGGAGAAAGCAAAGGTTGATGTAGATGTGGCAGAACAGGAGTTATTGAAAGCCGATTTGGAGAGAAAGATTGAAGCACTTGAAGATTTAATGGAGAAATCTGATGTGCGGATTGATGAAATGCGCAGCGAAGAAATGCATTGTCAGTTTGAAATGTCAGCTATCGCGCAGACCATGAATAACGAGCTTTCAAGCCAAAAACGTGAGATTGAAAATCAAAAATACGACCACGAACGGAAGTTAGAGGATGTTCGTTCATCTATCAGAAAAGAGCAGGATTCTATTGAGAGAAATAGAAAAACTATTTCCGAACAGAGCATTAAGAGAGCCGATCTTGCAAAAAAATACAACGATGAAATCGCAAAGAAGTTTGATGATTCCAAGTGGGTATTTGACGAATCCACAACGGTTTGTTCGTTATGCGGACAAAGATTGCCGGAAGATAAAATAGAGTCTTTAAGAGCCGATTTTTCGCAGAGAAAGGCAGATGCAATCGAAATATTTAATGAAGAACACGCGAAAACACTTGCCATGATTGTTGATGATGGAAATGCGTGTGCTGAAATGATTAAGAATCTGACCGAGAATAACAAGGAATTAGAAAAAACAATTAACACCTTGAAACTGCATGAAGCGGAAGAAATTGATATTATCAAGGGATTTGACGAACAGATTTCTAAGATTCCATCTTGCGCTGATTGTACGCAGAATGCGGAATATGCCAAGTTAAAGGCTAAACAGGATAAATTGCTTGCTGATATTGCAGAGTTAGAATCCAAGGGCACAGATAAGGCGGCTGATTACGCAAAAGCTGATATTACAAAATTAAAGAGCCAGCTTGATGAAGTAAATAAGATTATTGCACAGGCTGAAAACAATGTTCGCATTGATGAACAGATTGCAGATATGCAACATAAACAGAGCGAGTATGGGCAAGCAAAGGCAGATGCCGAGAAGATTCTTTATCAGCTCAAAGAAGTTTCAAAACGAAAGAATAAGTTACTTGTTGAGGAAATCAATCAGCATTTCGGTATTGTACGTTGGAAGTTGTTCGATTTCCAGAAAAACGGAGAATATAAGGAAGTTTGTATTCCTACGGTGCTTGATGAAGAAGCTGGCATTTACAAGGTGTTCGGTGACACGACTAACACTGGCAGGGAAATTGAAGCGAAGATTGATATTTGCAACAGTTTTCAGAATTTCTTTAATATGTATGTTCCGATTTTCCTTGATGGTGCAGAAAGTATCAATGATGAATATGTACCGGCTGTTGATACACAGTTAATTCTTCTGACAGTATCAGAGGATAAGCAGTTGAAAGTGGAGGGTGTGTAAATGAAAGAAGAATTATTGAAAATAGCATCGGAAAGTTTATCTTCGGATGAAGTAAGTGAAATTGTCAAAGAAAAATTTATGAATGCATTGGTGGGAGCAATCGAAGATGCTTTTCGTTGGGGAGATGCAAAGCATGCCATTGAGGAAAAGGTAAAAGAAGTCATGGTTCCATACATTGAGAGTTATGATTTTTCAGAGTATCTTCCCAAACTTGATTCTGTTTTAACAGAGATTGTTAATTCGGATTTCTGTATTGGAAATAAAAAGATTCTGGAGAATTTTAAAGACCTTATGGTGGAGCCGGAGCAGAAAGAAATCAAACTTACGGATTTGTTCAAGGCATGGATTAAACAATGCGAAAGGGATATTGACACAGAAGATTTAGACATTGATTACGATGATGGCGTTTCTTATCAATCCGTGGAATGTGAAATGCGGTTTGAGCTGGAAGATAAGCCATCATGGAGCAGTGTGCAAAGAGCAGTTATCACATTTGAAAATGAGCATGATGAAAAACTGAATGTTGAAATTCCTGTGTCAAAGCGGATATGGGGCAACGGAAAAGAAGAACCATATACACTTTCTTCCTATAAGGATTTGACGATTTCGTCACTTAGAAACTTGAGTGAATTTGAGGTGCTACTCTTGAGATTATCCAGAGCTGGAACGGCTATCGTTATTGATAAGGAATATGATGACAGTTATATTCAACCGGAAAAAGAACCGGAAGCGGATTTTCACTAAGAAAGCGGGGATATTGAATGTCGAGAATAGGAATCGGAAACAACATCACGCAGCCGGATGCAAGGTGTATGTCGTGCAAGCGTTGGAAGAGCGCAAGCAAGAAAGGATTCTTTGATTTTGCGGAATCCGGACATTGTCCTCTTCCGTATTGCGAGAAAGATATGAGAAATAAAGGAAAGAGAGGGTTTAGAAGATGAAACAACAGATTACAGAGGAAATGAAAATCCAGAATGAATGGTACAAAGAAGCGAAAAAACAGACTGTGGAAACGCTTCCGGAATTTGTAAGGCATTTAACAGAAGACTATTCGCATGATTATGGAACTATTTGCCACGCAGTTGCGGCAGCAGGAATAGCAGCCATGTGCGCGGTTGACAATTCTCCGACAGGTGGAATTACCGGATTTCAAGCCGGATGTATTATGTGGCAGGTTATTAGAGAATGGAATTTTCAGAACAATAAGACAGGGTTGAAAATTCTTGATTATGACAATCTTCTTTATCCGCAGTATAAAGCTTCTTTTATATCTATAAGTAGTAAAATTTGGGAATCTGTCAAGAAAGAAGCTCAAAACAAAATTAACCAGAATAACGATAAAGTGGAAAAATGGAAGGTTGCTCATGATAAATGGGTTATTGATATGGAGAAGTTTAAAGTGGATGTTGTGGAATGGCAGAAACAGCATCCGGAATACCCGACATATGAGGACAATCCAAAATTCTATGAGCATCTTGGCTTTGGAACCGAGAAGGAATGGGATGAGGAAAATAAGAAACAGGAGAGCGGATTTATGTTTGCTCCAATGGAACCATGCAATCCAAGTGCTAATCCAAATGTTATTGCACATTGGGAATCTATTGTTAATGGAAATGTTCCATTTGGTTTGAAAATTAAGGAGGAATGATAAGTGCAGTATATCAAAGCAAAATTTCCAAACAGCACAAGAAGCTATACATACCGCACCGAGGATTCTGTAAAAGCCGGTGACATGGTTGTAAATGACAAGGGTGCAAAGCTGACTGTTACGGATGAAACCGTGGATATGAAGTGGGTGGAAACCTACGGTGCTGATAAGGTGGCGGTTGTGAAGAAATATGAGGAAAGCGAGGAAAAATAAATGTTGATTTCAAACTAATCTGAGAAAGGAGAACTATATATGTATTTAACGGTAAAAGATGTAAAAGAAATCTTGGATGGGATGCGTAATGATGCGTTGGTTATGACCGACAAAGAGTTTGAAGGACATGCTGCACATAAACTTACTGCGTATGAAAGTCCAAGTGGAGATAAGAAAGATTGGGATTTTGTGATTTTAACATGGGAGAAATAGAAAGGAGATAAAATGAAATTCAATTTTATAGATTGTATAGAATTTGAGATTGATTGGAAAGCCGTAGCTGCGATTGCAGCATGTGTCTTGGTTATGCAATTATAACAGGCATTTAATGAGATTTAGGAAAGCGAGGAAAAGCAATTATGGCAGAAACAAAGAAACAGGAAGTTGCAGTTAAGCAGGAAATGAATACAAGGCTTTCGTTCTACGCAAACCAGTATACCGGACTTATGGAGCGAGATTTCGAGGAACATGGTCTTGTATTTGATGATTATTCAAAACAGTGTGTTATGGCATCAATGAGTGCGATTTACAACCTTGTTACATCAAATAAGGCAGCTATGGAAAATCTGAATGGTTCTAATTTGCGGCAGGTTATCGGGCAGGTCTCCAGCCTTAAACTTAATGCAAATGCAGTACCGAGAGAGTGTTATTTCCAGTTGAGAAATAAGCAGGATGCCAATGGAAATTGGTATAAAGAGGTTGAAATGGGTATTGAGGGAGACGGAAACGATGCACTTCTCCGTAATTTCGGTGTTGGTGTTAAAAAGGTCTATCCGGTATGGCTTGTGAAAGAAGGGGATGAATTTACATATCCGAAGCACAGAGGTGTTGAAGTTACGCCGCCGGAGTGGGAAGAAAAAGGATTGTCGCAGAAAGTAATCCGTGTAGTTTATCCAGTCGAGATGGACGGTGGAAAGATTGAATACATGATTGCGGAACGTGAAGGCGTGAAAGGAAACCTTTTGGCTCATGTGCGCAACAATCTTTTGAATGAAACGTTTGGAATTTGCGAGAATAAGCGCAAGGCAACCGACAAGCAAAAGGCTGAAATTAAGGCTAAAAAGGACGAGATTATCAGTGCACTTCTCGGATGCAAGACATTGGAAGAAATGCTTGCTTGTGAAGTGGCAAGACCTTATATGAGCGCGGCGTGGAGAGAAACTTCCGAAGCTATGATTATTCGCAAGATGCGTAATAATGCAATCAAGAAGCATCCGAAAGACCTTAACGCTATGGCTACACAGTCACTTATGCAGATGGATGAAACTTATCAGCAGACGCAGGAAGAAATTGCCGAGAACGCCAATTCAGAGGATTTTGTTGTAGATGCGGAAGCAAAAGAAGTTGAAAGCGCAGCAGTCGAAGCGGAAGTTGTTGAATCGGCAGAGAATGACGAGAATTTGCCGGACTTTATGAAAGATTAGGAGGCTGCCATGAGAGTTATATCGCAGGACGGAACAATGGATGTACCATATGAAGAGGTGATTATTCAGAGATTCAGGTCAAGAATTTATTTCCTGAACAAAAACTTAATAGGTGTTGAGTCGCTTAATGAAGACATGCAAATTGCTGAATATTCCACCAAAGAAAAAGCGAAGAAAGCCATGGAAATGCTTAGAGATGCATATGCAGGCAAATTTATCACAAATGCGGATATTCCAGATGATTTCAATGAAACGCTAAAGGCTGCTATGAAAGGCGGCTTTGGAACTGTGGTAGTTAAGGATACTTGCGAACGTGTGGAATTTAACAATCTGAATGGATATTTCCACTTTCCGGCAGAGGAAGAATTGGAGTAGCCTATGAAATTAAAAGTCTTAGGTTCCGGTTCATCCGGTAACTCATACGCCTTAATTGCCGACAATGGAGAAATCCTTGCAATCGAAGCTGGATGCAAATTTCTTGATTTTAAGAAGATGATTGATTGGAAAATAGCAAATGTTGTCGGTTGCATTGTGAGCCACGAACATGGAGACCATGCACGATACATAAAAGATTTTATGAAATCCGGCATTCCGGTTTATACGGCATTTGAAACGCAGACGGCACTTGAAACCATTACAGGAGAGCGTACAATAGCCATTCCGCCACGCAGAACACGGCAAATCGGCAGTTTTACGGTTACTCCCTTTAATGTACCGCATGATACAGAAATAGAGTGCTACGGCTATTTAATTGAGCATGAGGAAATGGGTAAGCTTTTATTCTTGACCGACTTGGAATATTGCAAGTATGATTTTTCCGGTACGAAAGTTGAGCAGATTATGGTTGAAGCCAACTATAGCATGGACTTGGTAGACCGGAACGAGCCAAATTACGAACACCGTTTGCGAGGCCATATGAGCCTTGATACGGCACTTGAATTTATTCAGACGAACGACAACCCAGCTTTACGAAATGTCGTTTTAATACACTTATCGGACACAAGCGGAGATCCCGCGTTATTCCTACAACTAACGAAAGAAAAAATTAAATATGGATCAAATGTTTATGTTGCAGAGAAAGGGCTAGAGGTTGATATGAACCTTTGTCCGTTCTGATTGGTTGAAACACCTTGGCGAAAGCCTAAAAGAAACCTTTGCTCGGCGAGTAGTTATCACAAATTATTGAAAGCCGTGTTTTGGCGGTATATCCCCTATATGCCGCCAACCTTTAGGAAGGGGATGAAACTTTGAAAATATGCAAATATTGCGGGTCTGATTTTGAGCCGAAGCGACCAGATCAAAAATACTGCAGACCAAAATGCGCGAGCAGATTCGGACAGTTTAAAAATTTTAAAAAGCGTGGAAAAATCGTGTATACCAGAATATGCCCGAAATGTGGCAGAATTTTTATGACCATAGATGAACACAAGGTAGATTGCCAGGATTGTATGAGCAGCGCCATTAAAGAGCGCACGGAAAAACCAAAGAAAAAGAATGATGTAATCAAGGCTGTGAACCACATGGCGCGCGCTTCCGGCATGAGTTACGGAAAGTTTGTGGCTCAAATGAGCATGAAGCCATTGGAGAGGAAGTGAATGAGTTGGATTATAAGAAATTTAGACAGGCAAAAGCGATAGAAGCCAAGAACAAGCAGAAATGGCTTGTATTGAATCCAAGGCTTGATGAATCAAGCGGAATATATATTCTGACAAGGCAGGACGAAAATGGGTTTAGATATGCATATGTGGGACAAGCTAAGCGTATTTTAACCAGACTGTCGCAGCATCTTTCTGGGTATCAGCACATAGACCTTAGCTTAAAGTCTCATGGGATGTATTCAGAGGATAATCCGCATGGATGGAATGTAACATCAGTACACTGTCCGATAGATAAACTTGATGAGCGTGAGCAGTATTATATCAAATTTTGTGCAAATAATGGCTATCAGCTTCGCAATAAAACAAGCGGATCACAGGGCGAGGGTAAAGCTAAGATTGATGATTACCGTCCGGCAAAAGGCTATTATGACGGCATTAAACAGGGCAAAAAGAGCCTTGCCAAGGAATTATCACATATCGCTGAAAAGCACCTTGAAATCCGTTTAAAGCCGGAGAAACAGGGTAACAAAGTTTCTGAAAAGCAGTATGAGAAGTTTATGAATTTGCTTCATGGGGAGAATTGAGAGGTGACATTTTGATAAATAAATTAAAAGGAAAGTGTTATGCAAATTACAGCCCGGGTGGGGATGGAAATGATTCTGAATTGGTTTTAAAAATAAACGAGATTGTCGATTCCGTCAATAAACTTTTAGAAATTCATAAATTTCCAGAGGAAAAGGAAGAATTTTGCGAATGGAAATACTACAGCCTTCCAACTGGATTTTCTTTTTACAGAACAGGGTGCGGAAAACAGAAATTAGACTATTGTTCCAGGGATATCTATTGCAGTAATTGCGGAAAAAAGATCAAGCGCATTGATTTATCGAAAGAAGGTGCGAATGATGGCAGAAGTCAAGTGGATTAAGATCACAACAGATGTCTTTGATGATGAAAAGATTCTGCTGATTGAGAGTATGCCAAGTGCGGATAGCATCATTACGATTTGGTTCAAACTTCTTATTCTTGCCGGAAAACAGAATAACAACGGTGTGTTTATGATGAGCAACAAGTTACCGTTCACGGATGAAATGCTTGCCACCATTTTTCGCAGAGATTTAAACACGGTAAGGCTTGCGCTTAAGACCTTTGAAGAATTTGGAATGATAGAGGTTGTTGACAACGTGATAACGATTCCGAATTGGAATAAGCATCAAACGCTTGACGCTTATGAGAAGAAAAAGGAACGTGACAGGCTATATCAACAGAACCGAAGAAAGAAGCAGAAGAACCTAATTGAGCAAAAATCGACCGATAAATCGTCTGACGTCGTTGTTTCAGATAAAGAAGAAGAAAAAGAAGAAGATAAAGAGAAAGAAAATATAAAAGAAAATTCGCTGTCGACCGATT